GTATTCAATTCTCATACAACTAATGCCGATGTAATATTCCACACACAAACAAACGAAAGACTTCGTATAACTTCTGGTGGTGAATTGGTATCAACTAATGGCACACTAAGAAGAAATGTAAGTGATAGTTCATTTACAGTTAGTGGTGATAGTGCATCTAATACTGGAGCAAATATCAATCTCTATGGTGCTAGTCATAGCAGTCTTGCAAGTGTATTCAGAGTAAGAACAGGATCAACAGAAAGACTTCGTATAACTTCTGATGGTACAATTCTTGCCGGTGGTCAATCTAGTAGTTATGACGGTGGATTTGTAAACCTTGAGTTAAGAAAAGATTCAAATACTGTTGGCGGCAGTATGACTCTTATCAATGACACAGCATCACAAGCAGGTGCAACTTGTGAAATTGATTGTTACCAAAACTTTAGAGGTGCTGGTAAGATTGTCTTTGGTAGAGAGAATGCCAACAACTGGCAATCATCTGCTGGTGGTGCTGCTTCTTTCCTTGCATTCCATACAAATAATGCAGGAACAATTGCAGAAAGACTTCGTATAACTTCTGCTGGTTCAGTCGGTATCGGACTAACTAATCCATCTCATAAACTTCATGTTAATGGAGGACTTAAGGGAGATTATATAGAAACAAGTGCTCATGCTGTTTGGACTCAATCCGTTGATACAGGGACCGGAGGAGAGTCGGGAGGAGTCATACTTAAAACAAATCCGGATCAAACTAGTTCTAATTTAAGTGGAGCATTTATATACAGAGTCAGGGCAGTTGTAAAAGGCACCGGTACAGATACGGGGGCTGCGTGGTTAGTCTATTACAATGAAGCAGCTGCTCAGTATGTAGTAAGATTTGTCTCTAGGAGCGGAACCAGTTCAAACCATCCTCGACTAAGGATTGTTAATACCAATCAAATGGAGCTCTATACAACTCATAACAGCAATTATCCTGTAAGAGTCGTCACAGAGAGATTCTATACAGAAGAACCTGATTCTACACTACATGCAATGGGTAGTGATTACCATTGGCAAAGAAATGCTAACAATTTAAGTTACACTGATGGTAATATTACTACCAATGCTTTAACCGCGAATCCCCTCAATCTAACGTCAACTAATGGTTGGGTAAGGTCTGCATACGGCGCAATTTCTAATAGTACAGTATCAACTCTAAACAATTTATTAATTGGTCAGAATATGAGGGGATACCTCTCTGGAATTGACGGAAGTAGTTCTAATAATAATTTCTATCATACTGTAACTCACGGGGCCATGGGGTATAATGGAATTGAATTTTGTTACAATGGAGTAATGAAGTTCTTCGCCGGTACTGGTGGAACAACTGCTAACAACTCATTCACTCCAGGATTAAGATTCCAAATACAGAACACGATGGCATCATTCATGGATGGCACTTCTGTATCTCAGGGTGATTCAGTTGCTTTCCATAACGGAATGCGTAGTTACAGCAATAGAGGTTATGTTGCAGGAAACGGCACAGTATCATGTACTCTTAATGTTGCTAATTCACAGACTACATATCTTGTAATAGCTGGTTTCAATCACTACGGTCTCTTAAGTTACGGATGTACATACATGGCATTTACTGCAACGGGCACATCCGGAGAAACTACAAATATTATTAATGATACTCCCACCAGTCTGGGTGGTGGTTGGTCTGTAAATCAAGGATCCACAACACAACTTGTAGTTAGTAAATCTGCGGGTTCCTATGTAGGTGGTGGATACTGGTTTGTCCACATTATGGCGGCGTCTTAATTTTTAACTATTATGGAAAATACATTTAAAGTACCAACAGAAACTACAAAAACAAATTTTGTTTTTAACCAGGACGGGTCTATTAGATTAGCCGCAGAAAATCTTGCGGGAATCATTGTAGAGGAAACTGATATAGTTGTAGAATCAGATATTCAGATCGAATACAATAAGATATACAAATTAGTAAATGGTGAGATTATTGCCGAGAACTATGAGATGCCTTTAGAATTAATAAATGCTTCTCTCTGGGATGAAGTCAGGAAGAAAAGAAATAAACTCTTGAAAGAGACTGACTGGATTGTAACAGTCTCTAATGAGAATGGCACAAGTGTTCCTGATAATTGGAAAGAATATAGGCAAGCTCTTAGAGATATTACAACTCAGGATGATCCTAAGAACGTCACTTGGCCGATTAAACCATCTTAAAAATTTTTTAAATAATTGACTTTTAAATTTAACTAAGATATAATATAAAGTATTTAATTTTTGTTGTCATGACTTATATCATTTATTCCAAAACCAATTGTCCTTATTGCACAAAGGTTAAGAGTGTGTTAGAATTGACAGAGCAAAGACATGTGGTTTATGTTTTAGATAGAGATTTTACACGAGAGGAGTTCTATCAAAAATTTGGTGTAGGATCTACATTTCCACAAGTTATTTGTGATGATAAACAATTGGGAGGTTGCGTTGACACTATCAAATTCCTCAGAGAACAACGAATCATATAAACCTGTAATAAATAAAAATAATATTAATGTAAATCGTGGTGTTGAACTCTTTCTTAATGGAGGTAAAAAGAAGCAAAATCAATTTCATATTATCTTTGATAAGATGGTTTGCTTTTTAAATAGGGAAGTTACCATCCATTTTGAATTTTCTTTTAATCTTAAAAAGAAAAAGGTAGTTCCCAGGAGGAAAAACAATGTTAGCAGTTAGTTTAGTTTTTGGTTCATTTATAACAGTACTTTTTTTAATTGTAGGACTTATTGGTGGATGGACTGCTAGAGAATACATGATGAACTATCGGGAAGTACCAAGACCTCACCCCGAAATGTTTGATAACCAAGGAAATCTTATTCCTGATGAGGTCATAGCATTTAATTTTGAAAACTATTATGACGACAACGAAGAAAGCAACGACGAAGAAAACTAAGACGGTTACTGTGACGGCAAAATCCTCTACTAATTTAAATCTTCCAAAAAATCCTTTTATGTTTGAGGTTTTGGATTTAGTTTCCAGACAAAGATCTAAGGCAAAAAAGATTGAAGTTCTCAAAAAATATGAAGAACTTTGCCTTAAGGGAATTCTTATTTGGAACTATGATGAATCTATTGTAACTCTTCTTCCTGAAGGTGAAGTTCCATATGCAGATCCTGAGGATCAAGTCACTTATAGTGGAACTCTTTCTACAAAAATTGATGAAACAATTCGTAAGTTGCACGAGAATGGTTCATTTTCACTAGGAGCCGGTGATTCTCAAGGTAGAACAACTATTCGTAGAGAATTTAAAAACTTCTATCAATTCGTAAAAGGTGGTAATCCAGGTTTAAATAGCATTCGTCGTGAGACGATGTTTATTAACATTCTTCAAGGTCTTCATCCATTAGAAGCAGAAATCCTATGTTTGGTAAAGGATGGAAATTTAGAAGACAAATACAAAATTACAAAGGAAATTATATCGGAAGCATATTCGGACATTAAATGGGGAGGACGTTCTTAATGGCAAATCAATTGGGTGATGCACCCGTTCGTAAAAAAGATGAAGAAATGGAACAATCAAATACAGATAGTGGAGCAGTTAATCCTTTAAAATATGGTTGTGAAATTATTCTAGAAAAAACAACAATGGAAAAAGTAAAGGATAAATCTTTTCCTACTGATGCTAGAATTGTAAGGTATGTTGAAAATGGTGTGGAACATATAGATCTTACCAGAGGTAAGAAAATGGTAAACATTTTTGATATGTACTATGATAGATACGGAAAAAATTCCGTAAAGGCAATCGACTTTGGATATGGTTCAGTCAATCCAAAGATGTGGGGTTACAAGTCACCCGAAAAGAAAAAGCGGAAGTGAATTCCTAGATATCGGAAAAAAAATTCCGGAAAATTTTTGGTCTGTAGGGTTTTTTAAAAAATGAGCAAAGGATTTGATATAGATTCTGTCGATATTGAAATGTCGAAAGAAGATATGAAACAATTAATTAAAAAATACAAAAAATTAAAAAAATATCAAAATTCCAATTTTCATGCCATTCGTAAATTGAACGGTGAGAATACGATTATTGATGAACTAATTAAAGAATCGGAAGATTATAAAATGTAGCACATAATACAAAACTACTTGACTATATAATAGAGAGGGTTTATAATAGACCCATCGTTCATCCCATTATGTGGGACGCAAGTAAGTCGTGGAACGGATCGTTCATCCCATGTTAATAGAAGTACTTCTATCTACAGCACTTACATGTCAAGAATCCGATACTTTATTGTTGAGGATTGAAAAACATGAAAACTTACCAGAAATGGTAAAGAATGAACTGGTTGAAACTGTAAAGGACTCAACTAATTCTAAGTGTATATGGGACGCAAACGACTAAAGGAACGGACCTAAAAATCCAATTACTTTAGGAGTAACAAAATGAACACACTAAACATCATCAAAAGACAAATCGATAAGCAGGCAGCCCTGCACGATGCACAAATCAGAGTCACCAAATATCGTGGTGTCTCCTGTGAAGTGCATCAGGCAAATGAGGAAACTCACGGCACTTTCTGCTACCGTGGTCGTACTTACACCAAATGATTGATATGAGAGGGTTAAGAACCCTCTCTTTTTTTATACTTATATGAAAAAGAAACAAATGTTAGTGAATTAACACAAACGAGTCTATATAATATAGAATTAAGGAATAATCTTATGAATTGAAATTCATGACTTTGTTATGATAAAAAAAATTTACTTACGGGAGATTAAATGCACAATAGACTATCTCGTAATCAATTAGCAGAATGGAATCATTTTGAAAAGTTATCAAATAGGTATAATGAAGAATTAGATTTGATAAATGATTATTTTGACTGTTTAATTGAGTGTGATGACGACCAAGGAACTTGTAAAAGAATTTGTAAAAATTTGCTTAATGTGGGGGGTTGACTACCCTCCTTTTTTTGTGTAAAATGATAAGGTTATATTCTATTTCTTATGGAAAAGGAAAGACTCAAATTAATAGTTAAAAATTTAGAACTATTAGTTGATTCTCTCAAGGCAGAAATATTTTCTGATGAAGAAGCTTATCTTGATAAGAGAGAAAATTTTGATGATCCTCCACACTACTATGGAGATTACGATGAACTTTATGACGATGCTGGTTACTCCGACTAAAAACTTATGACAGTAAAACTTGTTAGTATTACTCCCGATGCGGAGAAAATGATGGCATATGTTGCTCGGGTGAGCAATCCATCAAATCAGGATAATGAAAAATATTCTGGTCTTCTAAAATACTGTATTAAGCACAATCACTGGAGTGTGTTTGAACAGAGTTACATGACTCTAGAAATTGAAACTACAAGAGCGATTGCATCTCAAATACTGCGCCATCGTAGTTTTACATATCAAGAATTTTCACAACGATATGCAGATTCTTCACTTTTAGGTGAAAAAATCAAACTTCCAGAATTAAGAAGACAGGATACTAAAAATCGTCAAAATAGTATTGATGACCTTGATCCATTTACCGTTCAGAATCTAGAACTGCAGATGCAGACTCTGTTTGATTCTTCCATGGCACTGTATCAGCAGATGTTGGAACGAGGAGTGGCAAAGGAATGTGCAAGAAATGTGCTTCCACTCTGTGTAGGCACTAAAATTTACATGACCGGTTCATGTCGATCATGGATCCATTACATAAATTTGAGGTCCGCAAACGGCACTCAGAAGGAGCACATGGATGTCGCACTCGCATGTAAGGAAGTGTTCACAGAGCAGTTCCCTGCCGTTTCTGAGGCACTAGAGTGGATCTAAATACGTTTATATTGAATTCATAACAATGGCAACATATCCTGTAAAGCATAAAGAGACTGGTGAAACGAAAGATGTTGTAATGAGCATTCATGACTGGGATCAGTGGAGAGAAAACAATCCCGAATGGGAAAGATACTATACTCCTGAAAATGCACCATCCTTTGGTGAAGTTGGTGAATGGAAGGATAAACTTCGTAAGAAAAATCCTGGTTGGAATGATGTATTATCAAAGGTTAAAAAAATGCCCGGTTCATCCATAAACAAAATTTGATATGGCACGAAGAAAAAGAGCATCTGCAGAACAACCCATTGGGGTTGGATTAACTGCAAAGCAGATGAAAAGGAAAAAACCTCTCAGTCAGGAATATTTGGTCGATATTGAACCACTCTCCGAGAATCAAAAAGTACTTTTTGATTCTTATAGGAATGGAAAACAAATTGTCGCCTATGGATGTGCAGGAACAGGTAAAACCTTTATTACTCTGTATAATGCATTGATGGATGTTCTCTCTGAGAATACTCCATATGAAAGAATCTATCTTGTCCGTTCTCTTGTGGCAACCAGGGAAATTGGTTTTCTTCCTGGAGATCATGAAGACAAGGCGGATATTTACCAAATTCCTTATAAGAATATGGTGAAATATATGTTCCAAATGCCATCTGATGCTGATTTTGAGATGCTTTATGGTAATCTTAAATCACAGGATACGATTAAATTTTGGAGCACATCATTTCTTCGTGGAACAACTCTTGATAATTCTATTGTCATTGTCGATGAGTTCCAAAATCTCAACTTTCATGAATTAGATTCTATTATCACTCGTGTTGGTGAAAATACCAAAATTTGTTTCTGTGGTGATGCCAGTCAATCGGATCTGACAAAATCAAATGATAGAAATGGTATTGTTGACTTCATGAACATCTTGAGAAAAATGCAATCTTTTGATATAATAGAGTTTGGTGTCGATGATATTGTTCGTTCTGGACTTGTCAAGGAATACATTATTGCAAAAATGGAATCAGGTTTTTAATGTTTAATTATGTTGATGTTGATCTTCCAAATCTTGAACGGGAGACAATTGATGGGGTACGATATTATAAAGTCCCCGATGAGGAAGAATTACTGCGATT